CGCAATTTCAGTGAACGAGATAAGCCCTTTTCTACGGGCATACCTCTTCGCTTCTCCGAAACTTACAGGATAACTTTTTGTCTCCTGTAGCTCAGCCTTGAGAGTTTCAAGGCTTTTTGCGCGATCTCGCCATTGCTTGAACATGATCTCCCCATATTGGATGATCATATATTGACTACTTGGGTCAATTAAGCCACGTGAAGATCCTCCAGTGGACATCTTCCGTGTAAGACTGCCAAATAATGGAAATGGATCATTTCCAAACCTTAATTGGTTATAAATGGCAACCATCTTAGTACCTGTGTGATCTAAGATGTTCCTATAGAGTTCCTCCCTGTCACCGCAGAATGGGACATTAAGTCCTCCTACAATTCTTGGGAGATAGACGATAGGGTCTTTTCCGATGTAATCCGCCATCAAAACGCGGAATGTGTTCTTTATGTGTTTGATCACATCGGGTCGCTTGTGGTTCAGAATCTGACCCCACAATGCGTCGCCCTTCCCTACAGCTGGGTTCCTTTCCCTGTCGATGCCGTTATCGACACCGGAGAAGGGCATCAAGAGCCGCAACTTGAACGTATCGATGTGGAGATCCTCCGTTTCGTAATCAAGTTGCCATGGTGCTCTCCCGCAACCAATGGTGCGGGGGACGAACCTCAATGACTCTTCACAATAGTTGACCCAGATTTGGGACCATTGTGTTTTTGCTAGTTGAATTTTATGCCCCAGCTCATTGTGGGTATCAACCAGTTCCTGGTGTTTCGCGCGTGTGACTAAATTTGCCACATCATCTCCTGCCACGGCGAATGGAGGAGGACGCGGGACATCTTTGAAGACCATGAGCTCTACGATTACAGATGCTAAACATAGAGCAGGCTTACAGCCAGGGTCAGACATGTGCAAACCATCCTCAGTGAGGATTACACGGTGTGTCTGATCCCTCAGGTCTCTCTTCACGTACATATACCTGGGTGCTAGGAGTAGCCCCAGACATTGACTGAAGAAAAAAGCTTCGTACCGGTTCTTTGAGAATTCAGTTATGAACCGGCCGAGGACTTCCCGTATTAGCTCATTATTGAGCATATTGGAAGCTCCCGAGAGGTCGTAGATGGATAATCCATCTTCATCGTTGCAATTATGCTTACCTCTTGACAAGTCTACAGCAAAGTCCCACCCCTTCATTGAACGAGTGAAAGCCGAGCGTAATGCTGGGTAGACTTCGACTACACCTGAAAGCCAATGGCCAAAAGGTTGTAGCATCAGAGTAACAAAGGTGGGAGGCTCCGAAAGGAACCTCACTTTGTTACCTGATTCCGGTTGTGCAATTAACTTTGTCCTAACCGGTGTTCTTCTGTAGCTATCCCTTATAAAAGGATCCTCCCATTCACAAGGAGGACCTGGGACATAGCCCATAGCTACATTTTGTTCAACCGCCAATTGGAGTATTTGATGAGGAAAACTCTCATCAAGCCCAAACAACGGGTCTTCAATTGTGCGGTGCTCATTGACCTCTGCAAAGATTGTCATCATGAGCTCATCCGGAGCCATTTCGTCTCTGAATGAATTAGTCAGGAATAGTATTCCGTCCTGTAATCGGGAGTATCTCCCAACGGTCTTATAGGGTTTTATACCCTTAACTTCATTGATAGGGCATCCCCACCATGAAGTTCCGAAGTAGTTCTTATCTGGGATTTTCCAGACAAATCTTTCGAGGAATTTCCTCGAGGCATATATTGCCCCCCCTCCTTCGGTCCTGGTACTTTCAAATTTTCCTGTAGCACTCAGGGAGAGGTGTGGTCTTGTGCGGACCTCGCCTTTACTCTTGATGTAGTTGATCAGGCGTTGCGTTGCGCTGACGATTTGTGTTCGTCTCGCTGGTGTCAGTGACGGTTTCTTCGAGAATTGCTCTCGGAGTTCCAATACCTCCGTATCAAACCTCTTCTCTGTGAGAGGAGGTGGAGGCATAACGCGCGATTGGATTAGGTGAGAAACCTTCTCCAAAATGACTGCCGTAATGATGGTTTTATCTTTTAAGATTTTAGCCAGTGAAAAATCATTAAGCCACGGCAGCATCTCAAACCAACCTGGTCCGAGATGACCATCTTGACCACCTGGAACTCCCAATGGGAACTTGTTTTCCACGTGATAATCGAGGGTCTGTGTGAAGTCTCTGATATGAAGACAGACCTTCTTCCATTGCTTGCATATAGTATCATAAGAATGGATTGCTGTGGTGATGACCCATCGCCACAACCTCCAATGGAGGTTACAAACTGGTTTTCCTTGCAAGGCAAGGTTTGAGGTAATGATGCATACCTCGATAGCTCTCCAGAGATGGATGATCCTTTTGACATCCTTGAACTCAGCCTTCGCGTACTTGTCAAGTACGTCCGAAGGAAGTTCTCTCCAGGAGTTTAGCGCGCCCAAATATGAGCGGCGCTCTTCCCTAGTCTTTGACCAGAGGCC